GCCAAGAGAATCAAATGTTCCGGTTCCGGCAGTTTGCTTATAAATGTCGCCACCAGTAAAACCACCATCATACGTTTCGTAAGTACAAGCGTACACATCGCCAGTAGTATTATTTACAGCAATACCACTCCAATATCTTGACGTACCACCAATGGCCGTAAATGTTCCCTCTATGCCGCCGGTATTCTTATATATATCTCCCTGCCATTCAACCGCATATATGTTGCCGCTGGAATCCGCACCCATGCCGTACCATTCCCTGTCCGTCTGTCCGGTAGCATTAAATTCACCAAGGGTATATGCCGTACTCGATGGGTCATATTCACCCTGATAAATATAAGTGGTTGTTCCGGTAGTGGTAACCAGATACGGGATTAAGATTACTTCCCTGCCAAGCGAGTCGTGCGCTATCGCCAACGACGTTTCGTAGTATTTAACACCATCGGTAGATCGGTAAACATATTCAGTCCAAGTGTCAGTTGCAAGGTTATAGACGAAATGCCGCTGCCCGGTAATGGTGGTTCCTGCCGCATTTCTGGTAAGCAGATTTACATGATACAACTGCTTTCCGGTATGATATGCACTATCAATAAAATGCTCTGCGCCAGCAGCAATATAACTATCTACAACGCTCTGTATTCTGGACGGCATCATGTTACCGTCAGCATCCATGCCGCCGCCGCTGATATTTTTGAACGTGCCGCCGTTGTAGAGTATAAAGCCAGCGTGGGACAGCCAGATAGCCGCATCTGTGCCGACGGGCTGAATACTTCCGCTAGCGATACAGCCATAATTGCTGGAAACTACGTCTTTTGCTAAGGCCGCTACGCCGTCATCGGTCACGCTCTCGCTGAACATATCAAGTAGCCAAGTCCTGCGCTTCTTGAACACCAAGAGGTTTTTACGTAACGGGCAAATCCCGGTTACGGTGTCGCCGTCCTTGGGGTCAAATGTCTGATAGTTTGCGGACGGCATCAGTTCTGGTTCGTCCAGGCGGCTCCAATGTAATGTGCCATCAGCATCTATTAGCCACAAACGGCTACCGGCCCCAAGCACAAACTTGCCAAGCGGAGGCATATCGTGGTCAAATTCAAGCGTTGACAGCGTGTCCCTGATCGTATCATCATCTGCCGTGAGCGTGATCGTGGCGTTGGCGTTTGCTACTTCACGGTCATAATAGGCGTATGAACCGGGTTCGCTGTATAGCGTTCTGTAAATGCGGATATGGTCAACGTCCGATTCCGTACAGGCGGACACGGTAACGCTGATCGCTGAACCGGCCACCGTTACCTGCGAGGACGGGCTTGGATTGCCCTCTACGACATAAGTGCCATACTTCTTGACATAAGTATAATAGACGTTATAATTGCCAGCGGTAATTTCGCCGCCAGATGCACTTGCAGTAATCGGGGCATCATTCGGGGCGGGGCAACCAAGCGTATGATATGATGTGGCATCATCGAACCAACGGTTGATATTGGTTCCGTCAACCCTAAACGCCCTATCTTGCAGGGCCGTCCAGCAGGGGTGAACCGTATCGCCAGATGTCAGGTCGGTTAGTATGTCTGCCCACGTAACATCATAGTCGGTTGTGCCAGTAACCGTGCCGCCGATTACCTTAGTTTTGGTAGCCGCTACTGCTTGTGTCATTTTCTTGACAGAAGCAGAGGTTATATCGCCACCCCAAGAGGTTGATGGGACAAATTTTAAAGCATCAGTATTTGTACTGGTTACATCGTATGAATACTCGCCGCTGGCAGTAACCACACCGGCAAGTTTGTTGCCAAGATATATCGTAACGCTCTGCCCAGTGTATGCGGCCAATGCCGGATACCAGTTAGACGGCTCATAGTATGTCAGTTCTGCGCCGTTCAGATACCAACTGCTCGGCGAATGGGTGCTTTCAGTATAATCATAGTTCGATGGCGTATTGGCCCCGGCAGGGTCGGCCAGCCTGACAACCGAAACCCAATTATCCAGCGTGGCCGGGATACGGGGGAATGTCTTGTTGATTGACCCAACCCAATCGCTTGACGGCGTAAATGTCAGCAGGGCCGCGCTAGTGCAGTAGCGCACAATAAACGTATGTGTTCCGGTAGATGCAATAACGCCAGCAGTTATGCCGCCCATTGTTACCGTCAGCCCCGTCCCGCTGGTATGCGTAACGTGCATCCGTATAACATACGAACCACCAATAACGGGGGTAAAATCGTTGCATATCAGGGCCGTGGTGGCTCCGGCGGCATGAGTCCAGGTATTTAGCCATACGACCTTAACGCTACCCTCTTTGGTTGTCCAATCATACGTGCTATCGGTATGTGCATAAGTCCAGTTGCTCCCGGCAGTTGACACGGCGGGGCAGGTAACGCCGACAACAACACGATACTTGGTGGCTGCAACTACCGCCGTTTCACCAGTGGCTGTTAGCGCAGTCGTACCGGAAGCGTGAGTCCATTTGCTTGAGCCGTAACTCCACGATGCGCCAGGGTCAGTCCATCCGGCGAAATTCGCTATTTCCTCTGCTCCAAATGCCGAGGTGTACGTTTCGCTATTGTCAATATCTGCGAAAATATAGCGTGTGCCGTCTGCCTTGAGTAGTTCAAATACCTCTTTCGTGCCACGGCCAGACAGGCAACCAGCCGTGTTGGATAGTGCCCTCTCGTACATTCTGCGCTCTGCCGTTCCGTCTTGTAAGATGGTAACATTCTCGGCCTTGCTCATGCCGCCGGGAACGGTTACACCGTCAAGGTACAGCCCTTTCCACGGCGCAAACGGTATCTGCTTCTTTTCGATAGCCGCTTACTCACCGACATCATAGGTTGACGGAAGAACCCTGCGGCTAGAGGCGGTTTGATCTGTCATAACCACCAATCTAAGCGATTTCAAATCTTCAAAATACTGCATTTGAGCCATTTCCCTGGTCTGCTCATCACGTATCATCTTGGAATTAATGGCGGCTTTAAGGGCAATAAGCCCCTCGTATCCTGGGACAAATTCTGGCGTAGCGGCATCGGTTGAGAGTTCTGACGGCGCATAAGTGTACCAGCAGGTGTAGGCATAAATCGTATCTGGAACTGCGTTGAAATAAATGCGCCGACCAGCGGTGTCCCAATATGTCGGCTCGGAACTGGTAAGCGTATGGTCGAATAACTCATAACTTTTATTCGTCAGGATATTGCCATCACTATCAACGAGTTTGTTTATCATAACCGAATCTGACGGAACCGAAGCATAGGCCGTAGCCGCCGCCGTTGACACCGTGCCGCTTTTAAAGAAAAACTTGTAATTCCACTCGTTGATCTTGGCAATTAACTGCTTGTAAGCCCGATTGATTTCCCTGTTTGCCAGCGCGGACGAAATAATAGCCGTGTGCGGCTGGTCAACCCAATCCCTAAACTCTGTCACCAACTCGCTACGGGTTTTCATTCGGCCTCCTAATTATTGTAGAAATACAATGGCTTATCAACAACGGTTCGCAAGATGTCCCGCTTCACAACGCCATTAATGTCATCATCCTCAATCTTCTGTTTCTCGGCTGCTTCTTCACTCTGCCGTATGGATTTCTCAACGGCTTCTTCCATGTCGGCTGTGCGGCGAATGGAGCGGCCCACTTGCTCCAATACCCACTTGTTACGATCCCACGGCGGCTTTATCGTCCACCGCTCCCTATCACGCCACACGATGCTATAATAGATATGGTCGGGGCCGTAACCATCACGAACCTCATAGACTTTTACGCCGCTCATTCCCATCAGTTTGCGGGCGCTTTTGTCGTAACTATCGTGTCTGGTTCTCATCTTCCTTACGCAACCTATTTTCCAACCAATTCCTATAAAAACTTACATAATAATTGGGCGGCCTAGTTGCCATATCTTTTGCCATTAAAAGATATGCTTCATCTGGATCGTTTGTTTTATATTTGAGAAATATAAGTTCCCTCTCCAAATAATTTATCTGCCTTTGCATATCACAGATATACTCCCAAACCGTATCGGGGCCGAAATCTTGGCCGTGGTATTTCAAAAATTCATCCCTGGATTTTTCACCAGAGATGCTTTCTTGTATAATGTCGGCGGCTTCCATTTTATGCTCCGGCCTCATTCGCCTTGTTATAGATTTTCCACGCCTTGCCCCAAGCGGCCTGAAACGGAGCAACGCCCTGGCTCTTGGTGTACCAATCATTAAAGAATGTTTTAAATGTTTCCTTGTCCATGCCCTTGGGGAACTCGGAGAAGTCAATGGCCTTGTCTGTTCCCGGCTCAGTTACGGGTGCTTTAGCGGCCTCGGCCTCTGCCAACTTGCGCCGCAATTCTGCGTTCTCGGCCTCAAGCGACAACTTCTCACGCTCACCACGGCTCTGGAACGGAACTTTATAAAGTTCCCGATAAACAGCCAAAGCATTATCACTTTCAAATTTGAACGACGGATTTTTCAAATTTGTGGCAATAATATCATACGCCTCATCAGCCGTCTTACCCTTTAGGGCGTGTTCATACCATAGCCGATTGCGGTAATCGCCGTTCAGCGGTTGCGGCTTGGCACGCCGCTTCTGCTCAACCTTCTTCGCCATGTCATCAAGTAAACTTGCAAGTGCATTCTCGTTCATCTAAAACTCCTAATAAGAGTGCGGGCTATACGCCCCGCTTGCTCTAAAGCGGGAGGGGGCCATGACGGCCCCCATCCCTGAGTGTGTGCCAATGTCAAGCATCGGCCTGCGGCTTTATGGCCGCATCTTTTATTTGTTCACCCGCCGAGGTGTCGGGGGTTACTACTTTCTTTTCTTCTTTATACGCATCATTTAAAATATCAAGGACGACAAAATCCTTATTGCTGACAACGAGTTTCTTTTTAATGTCATCGGGAGTTTTGTCTATAATATCAAGATATTCGATTGGTGAATATTCCACATCCAACTCTGTGTTCAGCAATTCCCCCCATTCCTTTTCAAAACCGGGATACTTTTCATCTTTTGGTTTTGGGAATTTGTAAAATTGCTGCCCATTTTCACCATGCTCTAGGGTGCAATACTCTTTCAAAATACGTTCACGGACAGCACCGTATAATTGAACCTCGGATTGCATACTACGCAAAACGCGCTTGATCTTTGCCCACAATCCAATGGGCAAATCCATATCAACCAATTTTTGCAAAAGGTTGATCCAACCATTAGGGTTGCTACCATCGGCGAGTCCAAACAAAATTTTCATAACCATCTCCTATTTTTAGGCTAGGGCCGGTTTTACCCGGCCCTGCCAGATTTACAATTAAGAAGTATAGACGTTGCAGTACCAAGTAACCCCGGCACTAACGTCCCTAAACAGAGGAATCTTTCCAGCACCGCTAGAGGCCGCTCCGGTAGTCCAAGCAATATCAACGGCAGCGTTCACATGCAGAATGGCAGTAAGCGCGTTGCTTGAAATGTTCGTGGAGAACAGATACAGCGAACCAGGATTATCCCCACTTTCGGCCACGTAATGAAAACGACCACCGATGATGGCAACGGCATTTTGCATCGGCGTTCCGGTGTGAGAAACATAAATGCCGTCATTGCGGGTGCAAACAATATTGGAACCGCCAACCGAACTGGCCGCCATCGTAATCCAAGTAGAACTAGCGGCCACCGTACCGGCAAGAGTCCCGGTCATGGTCACATCGGTTTCAACCGCACCGTAACCGTCACCCATATTCCCGGCGGCACAAGAACCGTACAGTTTAGCAATACGGCCAGCGGCACCCATGACAGAACTATTAACGTCAATCGGCAAGGTGCAAGAGCCGCTAGGAATATAAAGACCAACCGGCCATTGATAACTGGCACTCGCAACCGAAGTACCAAACGCAGCAAGCGTGCCAGAGGCGACGGCGGCAGCGCCATTGTTAAATGCCAGGAAACCATACAAGGGGGTGGTGCAAGTGATGTTGGCATGACCACCGGGGCGAGCAACCACGCAACCATGACCTCCTGTGGTATATGCAGAATTAAGAACAACAGCCGCACCAGTGCCCTCAAACGTACCCATCAAGCCGCCGTGAATGTGCGTAAGCGTAGCACCCTTGGCGCACATCTGACCAATTAGCCCGTAGGTTTCCTGCGCCACGGTAATGGAACTTCCGGTAGCGATATGACGGAACCTGCCGCACTTGGCCGAGTAAGCCGTGGTTAGGTTAGACGTTGACTCTCCGAATACTCCGACAATATCCAGTTGCCCATCAGCATAAAAATTCTGTGCGGTAGAGAACGGAATGGAACTGCCAGAAGCACCAGAGCCAACCCAATCGCCAATTCGCAGACCGCACTTTACAACGCCCTTGGGCATATAAATACCGAAATCCCAGGCCTGTGTAGGCGTGGCACCGCCAAGGTTGTCATCAGCAAATACACCATAGGCAACAAGTTTACCGGTAGATGTAACTGTCTTGGTGGCATCAACGCTCAATCTTGAAGCAACGCCGCAGAGATAGTGATTGGCGGCTATCGTCAGATCGTTGGCAACAGAAATCCAACCATGAACTCCAATCCCACCGCAACCAGTATTGGCGTTGGCCCCACCAGTATTGACGGTATTCCCGCCAACCAGTTCCAGATAGCCACGAATACCGTTGGTGTAATCGGCAGAACAGGTAATACTGGTATTGATTTTAACCTGTCCCAAAATGCCGTCGGCGGTAATGTCGCCAGCGTTGGCTTTAAGGTACAATCGGCCCTTAATGGCCTTAATATTTCCGCTGGTAACGGCAACGCCGCCATCTTCGGCAACAACCTGCAACGCATTGGTAATGCTTGAAGTAAGCGTAACACCGCTGGTATTTGACGTACCAACCGAAGTAACACCAAGACCGACAATACCCTTGCTGGTATCAAGCACAACGGCCTTGCTAGCCTGCGCCGTGCCAATAGCCGTGATACCGTCAATATAGGTCAATTCGGCTGCGGCAAGAGCCGAGCCATTCAGATAAATTCCACCACCCAAAGTGGTATCCACATTCATCGGCCCCTCTATGGCAACGTGCTTGCCAAGAGCCGCCGTACTTTTAATCCTAATAACTTTTCCGAACATTTGTATTCTCCTTATACAAGGGGGAACCGAAGTTCCCCCAGGTAAGTTCAGTTACGCCGCCACACTAAGCCTCGGTAATATCAAACAGGGCCATGTTGGACTGAGGGAACGTGGTTCCGTAGTTCCACCAGCCACGATAAATCTCATAGAACGACTGATAACCCTCAAAGCGGTTAATGGTGCTGCCGCCGTAGTTATCCCAACCCTCAGGGCCACCGCTGTACTTAACCATGTAATTGCTGTTGGGCATATACAGGGTATTCGGGGCTGAACGGTAATCACCGTACAGGCGAATATCATGCCCGCTATAAGAGAAGCCGAGAGTTTCCGGCATACCCTCTTTGGCAGACATATTGACCGTGGGCTGCTGCTCATCACGGAAGGTGTTGTAAACCGCACGAAGCGTCTTGGGCGAACCCATAGCGAACTTGGGCAGTCTGGACAGACCCACGTTGCCAACGCCGAGTTCAAGCAGTTCATAGAAACGGTCAAGGGTGAACGCCTCGGCAGTACCAGCGGAAGAACCGTACTTAACCGTGGCCTTGGCGTAGTTATAGGCATCACGATTAAGACCCTCAAAATCGCCATAATACGGGTCGGTGTCGGAACAAATGGTCTGGATGCCATTCGTAAATTTGGTGGTAGCGCTGGAAACGCTGGCGGTAAAGGTGTCCTCAATATAAACATTATTGGTATTGGCGACACTAGTGGACGTACCGCTAACGGTAACGGTCAGCGTGGTCGGGTTGATGTCGGTAATGGTAAGGCTATTGCCGGTAATTGTTCCAGCCGCACCCGTTGTATAAGTATCAATCCTCATGCCCACCCGCAGCCAGCGCACGGAATCTACGGTAAAGCCGCCAGCGGCATCATCATCGGAAGTGCAGGTAGCCAAAATGCCGTTGCCAGCAGTATGAATGGAATGGTCACGCAGAATACGGTAAACATCATAGGTGCCATTACGCAGGTCGAGCAGGTCGGTAACAATCGCCTCGGCACCCTTGCCCAGATGCACGGTTTCCTCGGAATACTTCATAATGGCAAGCAGTTTCTTGATATACAAAGAGCCTTTCGCATAGGCGGGCTGAACGCCAGCGGGATGCGCCACGTTCTCACCGGAATACCCGGCACTTTCGGGCAGTTGATACTGGAGCGTAAAATTCACCAGCGATTCGCCAGCGTGTTTCTGGGGATCGCACTTAATAAAATTAAAAAACCAATCCTCTTTGTTCACGCTCTGCGCCACTTTTTTCATGTGCGCTTCGCGGGTAGCGTTACTATAAGTTGAAAGTGTTGAAATATCGGAAGCCATTTCTATCTCCTAAATTTATCCATTTTGTTGTTTTGCGAGGCGCAGGGCGTAGGCCACCATGTCCTCGTTGTTAAGCAACTGTACGTCCTTGTCGGCGGCACTCGGCTTAACTTCGGATTTACCGCCGCCACCGGAAGATGATTTAATCATGGTCGGGCCAGCCTCTTTCTTTTTGGACTGTTTCTCGGCAAACTTGTTCTCTAACGCTTCCCGTAGTTTTGGATTGGCATCGAGTAGTTTGTCAAGATTGTCCACGCTGGACAAACCCACGGTTTCTGAAATATACCGCAAGCCGTCCTCTACTGAAATATACGGCTCACCATTCAAAGAACGAATCTGATTTTCGGCTAAGACTTTGGCTAGGGTCAATTCCCTCCATTCTGGAGTGGCTGGTACGCCGTACTCCTTTGCCTTTTCCATGAAGGTAATGTTGAACTGTTGTGCGGCGATTTTCTGCTGTTCGGCTTGGAAAACCTGCCGTTCACCATCTCGCTCCCGCTGAATCTGCGCCACCATTTCTTTGGTCTCGCGGATTTCCTTGCGGTAGTTAGCCAGTTCCTCTCCAAAATCTTCCTTTTCTTTTTCAAAGAGTTTGGCGGCATCTTCTTTGGCCTTTCGCTCGGCATCTTCCCGGCCCTGCTTCAAAAGAGCCTGATAGTTTTTCTCTATCTCGGCGGCCCTCTGCAACTTGGGTGTCAATCCACTCATCACGGACGCTTGGATTAACTTGCCCTCTTCACTAAGGCGGGAACTGTCGAGCCGTGCCAGATCGCCATGAACTCTCAGTTCGTTCTTAATTTCTTCCGGCGTATAGAGCGGCTTGGTTTCTGGTTTAGCCGTGTCGGGTGCTGGCGTTTCGGCCTTTACCTCGGCTTGCGGTTCTTCCTTTACCTCGGCCACTTCTTCTTTAGTTTCTTCTTTTACTTCCTCTTTCGGTTGATCGTCCGCAACGGCCTCTTTCTGCTCTTTCTCTGTTTCACCATGAAGCATAGCCATCGCTTCATTGAATGTCTGATCTTCTAAACTCTGCGTTGCGATTCCGTTAGATTCGTTTTTGTTTTCGTCGGACATAAATTAAACTCCTTGGAGTGCTTGCGCTTGCTCCATATCATTAGGAACGGGTTGGCCCGTTGCCTGCCTGCGATTTGCTCCGGCCTCGGCCCTCTCGGTGGCCGTGTCTGTTTGCGGTTTCTGGTTCCCCGGCCCCATCATGGGCGGGGGCTGTTGCGCCATCATTTGTTGCATCATCTGCGCCTGCATACGCATATTCATTTCGGTAATATATCCGTCAATGGAGGCGCGTTGCTCGGTGGTCAATTTCATCCATTCCGGCTTCTTGGTAAAATCAGTAAACACCTTGATATGAACCGGATAGTTGGCATACTGGCTGACCTCAACACTATTGCCAAGCAATATCTGCTCAAGGTAAACCCTGGCCTGTTTCTGGTCAAGGAACGTATCTTCCGACAACTTATTCAAGCCGCCGTATTCCATAACCTGCTTGCCGAAAGATTGCCAATCGAAACCCTGTATTTTGTCGAACAGGCCAGTAGTGGCAAACTGAATCATCTGATCCATACGGGCCTCTTGACTCTCGGAGAATCCGGCACCAATATCACACGTAAAGTCTGGAGATTTTAAATACTTATTGGCATTAAACCATTGCACTTCTGGCATCCGGTTATCGCCAAGAATCTCAACTTGACTTTTTTCTGGATAATACTTTTTGGCAAGGAAAAACCAGCGGCGCATGATGTTCTGCATATAATCAGAAGTTTCCGCAATATCTGGTGCAAAGATTACAGCCGTGCTTTGTTTCAGTTCCTTGATAACTCCGGGGCTGGTCTGCGAACCACGATAGGGAATGTCGCCAGAATCAGATTCGGCAAATCCGGTTATAAACCTCATCTTGCGTAAAATATCCCACCAGCGGCCTGCGATCTGTTCTGGAACCGGGATGCCCTGTTTTAGTTCCGGCATATCATTGTCATAGTCAATTCTTTCGCTTTCTTCATTTTTAAATGCGGATTGAAGAACGCTGGAATTTCTATTTACAAGCCACTTTCCAACACCCATGAACGAGGCGTTGCCCTGCACAATGCTTTCAACACGGTTCATATCCCTCTGCGGAACCAGAATGTCCTTCAAAACCCCATCTCCGCATAATTCGTCTGGTAGCGGCTTAACACGGAACGTAAAAAACGGTAGCATGTCCGGCTCGGTATTATCTTCGTCAACCAGAACCTTGCCACCGGCCACTATAACGTGCTTGCCATTGGGGTAGTCCCGACACGCCTTAAACCAAATGTCATTAACTATAACAGTATTATCTTTTCCAGACTGGGCGGATATATAGTCATCAACACGCTTGCCGCCAGCGATACGCTTTTCGTCTATTTCGGCTTTTTCGTCTGCCTTTAAAGAATCTTTCGGCAGATTAAATAATTCCTCAGTAAACGCCTTGTCTTGTGGAAAACCATCTGAGGCCCAAAGCATATCTTCATCACGCCTAGCGCCAGCATTACAGCGGAAATAAAATGGATTAATTGTAGCCCATTCAACTTCACCGACATAATTTCCGCTTACTTTTCGCTTATCGTAATAAATTTTTCCAATCCCAAGCCCAGTAATTGCCCCCCATTGAACTTGATGGCGAAGTATCTTGGAACCGAAAACACAGTTTTTCCACCAATGCTCTATCATGCCATTTCCGACCTTGACCGTATTAATGTCCTCATCTTCCGTATTGCTCGGAAGCGGACGGAACTTGGGCATCGGATCGTCTTTAAGCATTTTAGAAACAAATAGGTTTACAAACGGTCGGCAAGCATTATAGATACAACGGGCCTCTCTCGCTACGTTTACTTCACGCAAAAGGCCAAGCGTCTGATCCCAATAGCGGTACTGATCGCCACGGTAGAATGCGTATTCCTGCGCCCACAATCCGTGTTTGTTTGTGGTTATCGGATGTTCCTTTATGTTTTCTTTAACCCAAGCAATCCAATCTGTTTTTTCAGCCATTTCTACCACCCTTTATCAATGGGCACTTCGTGGTACTCGCCGTCATCACACAACCGCCTGACTGTCGCCGGGGCATTTTCCTTAATCCTGACAATATCTTCTATCTTGGCGGCGAAGTCTTTATTGAATGTAACCTTGAAAAATGACACCATCTCTGCCATTTTAGCATTGTTATCTTCCAATGCGCCACGTATAAGTTGGCTTACCACCCATTCCTGTTCGTTCAGTTTAAGAATTTTATGCAGAAACCACGCAATCCCGGCCAGCAGGGAGATAATCGAAATGCTAATAAAAGCGTTCAATATCACGATAAGACTCATGTACCCCCCTTAAATTTTCAACGTCGTCATGGTGTTTCTTTCTCTCGTCATATTCCTTATTGATGGAAGCCCAAATACGGTGGTTTTCCTCGTTGTCCAAATCCTGTTGCGTCTTGATAATTTCCGGCTTGTATGCAATATCGAGAATATAGGCCATAGCGTCCATAAGGTCGTCGCCACGCCGCATATCTTCGCCACGGAACTTATACATTTCATCTTCCAGTTTACGCAGGCCACGAACCATGAACAGCCGCCCATCTTCCAGAACGCTGGTCATGGCCTTTATGCGCTCCGGCTTGGTGCGGTTGCCTGGTTTCAGTTCTATTAGGCCAAAATTGATGCCGGTTCTGCGCTTTTCTTCGATGAGCCGTTTCTGCACAAATCCGAATGAGCGAGTTTCAACGCCGACAACTTTCAGATTGTCCTTGAAGCGTTGTGCTACCTCAAATATTTTGTCGGTGGTTCCAGTATCTCCCCACTTGTCTTTCTCGGCGTATAGGACATAAAAATTGTTCTGCTGGTCAACCCCGATAACCACAATGGCACTATCGTCAGCCCACACCTGCTTGGAATAGGCGAAGTCGCAGAGCAGGAACACATTCATTTTCTTGTCAATATCATTCGGGCTAAAATAATTTACCTTGTCCAGATCGAAGCCGACGGAGCCGGGAGGCCTTGGGTCAAGCATGAACTGTCTGAGCCATGAGCCATAGGCCGATATGCCGTTGTCTATCTTCTCATCTCTGGTTTTCAAAACCTTATCAGTTGGAAATCTGTCATCCCAAATCGAGTTGCCTTCCGCTATGCCCAACATTTCAGACATGGGCTTTCCAACCCTGTCGTCGCCGTGGAAAACGCCGCCAATTCTATCGTCAACCAGTATCGGGTAGCGGAGCGTCATAACGCCGTGCCTGCGGCGGCTGATGCGCCGGGTAACGCAGTCATGGGCAAACGGAGTGCCGATAAGAATAATCGGCGCACCAGGCTCCATAGCAGGCTCAACAACCTCGTCTATGTAGCGCACGTTTTGGTCAACAATGTCAATGGAATACGCTTCTTCGGGATTTTCCATGTCATCCCCGATGAAGCGGCCTATTCTGTTTTCCTTGTATCTAAGGCCAGTTTTCTGCGAGTTGCGGCCCCTGGACAATATCTGAAAATCAAACGGGTGTTCGCCGTCGCAACTCATTTCAATCAACTGTTTCCTATCCTTTATCATCTTGGCATTGGGAAACATGATGGAGAATTTCTCCGACTTGAGAAAATCGGAGCAACGGCTTATGATTCTCTGCGCCGCATCATCGGCGTATGAGGTTATGACGGTGAACTTTAGGCCGTTGTAAACGCTGTCATGGGTGGTTAGCAGTTCGGAGATCAATAATGTTTTGGCCGCACCACGCATACACTCAATGACGATAATATTTACGTCCTTGGGCCTGTTCTGGATACGGTTAATCATGTCATAATGAAACGAGGCGAACTTGTTTTTAAAATACTGCGGTGCCCACACCCGACCGGCAAACAGCGGCTTTTCCTTGCAGGCAAGGTTTAGGTTATGCAGTTGTTCAGCGTCGTTCATTGTTTTTTATTTTGAAATATCCCATCCCCAACAAACACTCTCTGGCAGACTAACATCAATTATTCGATAGTATTTGTTTTTAAAAAACGAAATCTCAAAAAAATACAAACACACCCTTAAAATATTGTCGTGTCTTGAAATTGAAATCGCTCCTGGCCCGAAAATCTTATGTAATCGGCGTAGATCATGGCTTAATTTTTTAAACTGAATAATCATTGTTTTATTTCTTCCAAGTCAATCGGCTTGTTAAAGTAATTCTCTTTAACCATAGACTTTTCAGCGTCCAAGGCCACGCCACGGTTTTGTTCACCCTGAGAACGGGCGTAGTCGTTGGCCTCTTTGATTATCTCTTGCGGCAAGTCAAGCCCCTTTCGCTTAGATGCCCTATCCTTGTTCTTTTCCTCGTAATAGTTCTTGTACGCCTCGATACTGCGTATATCGCCACGGTCTATGTTCACTCCCCACTTATACATGGCAAGGGGATACAGGCCGAGCATACGCTTTTCCATGTCTGCATTGATAAAGTCGGTAACTTCTGGGGCATTTTTCCACGCAATCAGTGTATTGTGGGAAACTCCGAGGATCGGGGCCGCCTCTTCTAATGTTTGTGGATTTCTAAGGTGCGCCGGGGTCTCCAGCCAACGGGCATACGCCATCTTTTCGTCATAATAGACAAATGTGCGCCGCCCAGACATGGCCTTGAACATGGCGTATTCCTCTGCCAGATTGCAGGGGTCTTTGAAATTGAGGTATTCAAGGACAGTTTGGTTGATAATGCCGGAGCCGCCGTCAATTTTTTCTACTGCCGCCTTGCTTGCGGCATCTTGGCGATCTTTTTTCTCTTGTTTGGTGGCGGCCCTGCGTCTATTCTCAAACTCTTTTTCTTCTTCCGACATGGCCGACACTTGCCGAGCGTGTGCCGCGCACAGACCGCCCCATCTTATCGAGCCATAAGCCGAATTGCACTTGTCGCCTATGCTTACCTTACCAGACTTAACGGCTTCATCGCCCTCTTTGTAGATATATGGGCAATTAATTATTATTTACCGTAATCTGGATTATCCCTTGTTCGCAGATAAACAATAGCCCTAGCCAAACTGTTAATGTTATCCTTGAATAATCCAATCCCCAAATTGCAGTAGTGGCACAAAAGGCCACGAATGTTCCCGGTAGTATGGTTATGATCTACAACAAGTCTCTTTGTGCCAATTGGCTCATTACCGCAAATGGCACATTTTCCACCAGACCATGCAAGCATCATGGCGTAGTCCTCTTTTGATACCTTCCGGCACAGTTTGATATGTTTTGTACCTTCGCTAGCCTTTTTCTTTTTGCGCCCTTTCTTCATTTTTATATACTTGGGATAGTATAAATTTTACCCATTGTCAACTATTTGTGGGAAATAATTACACGGTCGTATAAATATTATCCGACCTAAAGTAGCGTAAATATTACACAAAATACTTTTTTTACATAAATAAGTTTGTTGTTGAAATATCTCGGTAATTATACTATTATTGTGGCATGGAAACAAAATGGATTTCTGTTAAGGATCGGTTGCCGGAAGATGGGGTGGAGGTTTTGATTACAGATGGGGAAAACATCGATGTTTCTTTTTGCGAATTAACATATTTCGGTGACGATCCAAACGAAATGGAGTGGTTCGGTAGAATTAGTCCGTGGCATTTTGGCAATATAACCCATTGGATGCCGCTACCCGAACTGCCGAAAGGAGTAAAATGAAATATAAATATGCCATAAAGAATAATGAAACTGGAGAGATTAGAATTGCTGAAGGGTGTTGTGAATATGAAGAACATAACACTGTTTGGTTTCTTACAGATGGTAATTATGGGTGCGATTGTAACAGAGAACTTGAGTGGCATCGTGCGATTGACGAAGATGATAATTGGGAAAACACTAAATGTGGAAAAACGGAATTTTCCATTCCGTATTTAATTCTTGAAGATGGAACAAGAATAAATGTAGATGGAGATTAATAAAAATGACAACAATATCAATAAGTAATTGCGACAATGGCTACTTGGTCAGCGCAACGCATGGATTTCTAAGCATTGGCCCAGAACTAACATTAGTGTTTTCCAATCTTGACGATGTTATAAAATGGGTGCGGGAAGAATTTTCTGAACCTAATAATTTTGAAACAGACGAATCTCCAGATTTGGTAAAGGAAGAAATGGAAAAGATAAACAAAAAGATTGAGGAGGATTGATAATGGTAAAATTTATAACGATTATTCCAAATCGCGGAAAGAAAAAACTAACCAAATTACAATTAGAATCTTTTAGGATTAACCATCTACTCCTAAACAAAGAAGAGAATAAGAAATATGTTGTATATGGGAAAAGAATAAACAAGAATGGTGGTGTCACGATTGCCATTCTCGATGAAATTAATTGCGAAGTGTGCGGAACATCAACACGGGCAGAAAAAATACCTGGCAAATGGTTCCCACAAAATATAGGCTCGGCCACGATAAGGGGAACGGGAGAAAAATTTAATGTCGTTAAGTGTCCGTCTTGTGGGAAATACTGTTCTTTGAGTGACAAATATGAAATGATAAAAGAAATAACCGACACAAATGGCAAGATAGATAAAGAGATTGAGGGGGAATAACGTGATAGACCAAGAACAGAAAAACAACCAAACAGCATACGACATTTACATTTCCGTGCTTACAACGATGCGGCATTATCCTAAATTACAAAATCCGCTATTGCAGCCGTGGGAAATATCTCAAATGCTGAATGACGGCGTTCCGGTTAAGGAAATAAAGCGGATCGCCCTGGGAATTGGCGGTAATTCGGAGGTATAAAATGCCGAGATACGATTTTTTTTGCGGTAGATGCAACAAGGAAATACGGGATATTGTGCTTACGCTAAAGGAATTTATGGACGGGTATAAGTGTCCGCATTGTGGTGAGAAGATGGAAACGCTTATAGACAGTATAATCCCCTTTGTGCTAAAAGGCGACGGATGGACGAGCGGGGGGAGGAGTAAATAGTGCCAGAAAACCGCTACCGCCTATCCGATCAGGGCGTACTGCTATACTGGAATTTCGACAAGCGTATGTGGCTACCAACCGATTGCCCGTACAGTATGCGGCATTGCGGTGAAACGTGCAGGTATTTTAAACTTAATGGCAACATGGCCAAGTTCAAGTGCCATGAGCCGGAAACGATATGGGAACTGGAGGAATGATGGCTAACGATAGCAAAACCCTACCGCCTGGTTTGTGGGTTTCAGATGATGGCCGAATATTTATGACAAGGTGCCCCAAATGCCATCGTGAAAATTATGCTCCGGCAGTTTCTGCAGGAATTTGCGCTTGGTGCGGTTATGATGCCAATGAGGATTACGGAGAAAAACATGATGAGTAAAAAAAACAACGATCCAGACGACATTGAGATTGACGACATTTACGGCATTATAGCCTCCATGCGTAAAGCCAAGGAAAAATACTGCAAGGACAACGGCATAGAGGGATCAAATTTCTGCGCCGACATAACCGTGTTCCAGATGGACTCGGCCTACGAAACGCCCCTGCGCCGTGTGGAAGATAGCGAACACGGCTACGCTAGGTGGTGGAAAAGTAATGATTAAACTGAACCTGCTGAAACCGAAGGCCGTTGTGTCAACGGTGAACCATAATGTTTTCGATATAGTTACAGTAAACGCTTTTCTTGCTAGTGTATATGCCAAGAAGAACTTAATAAAAAAGCGAGAAAACGGATCAATGCTTATCTTTAGAAAAACAGATTACCTGATCGTAAACGACGGTGGCAGATGATAAGAATTAATCTTCTAAAGCCGAAGTGGAGCGGGACACTCAATGGGTTAATTGGTTACTTAAAGAGGCTAGAATATGGACGATTACAGTTAGCGTGGGATAAATATTATATGGATGGAAGATGACCTGCGCCGCCTGTAACTCCGAAGCCACCGAGATCAGCCGGGAAACCATACCCGCCGCCGACTACCCGCCAGAATACGAAATTAAAACCGAACCCAGGGTCAGCGTAGCCTACTCGTGCCCCGTCTGCAAATTGAAATTCTGGGTGTTTGAGCCAATAACACCGTCTTAGATAAATCCCACAAACCCCAAATTCGGCCAATAACGGCCCCGCCAAGCCACGATCACACCACACCAAGTACAATCTATCACAAACAACACAACCGTCGCTCCTAGCGCATCCTCGCAACGAATTTAAACACTGTTGACAAAAATACAAAATTACTACATAACTGGGGCATGATGAAAATTAATCTGTTGAAACCAACACCAAAGCGACCGGCCTATGACGTTTGGTTCAAATACGAAAAACCAGACAGCCTAATAGATCGGCTGAAAAATGATATTACGCTGATTACGCCACGAAATAATTTCGTTGCTTGCTTTTATAATGAAAACTGCGCCATACCGCACACCACCGGAACACAATACGTAATGCTACACGGCGAAATATATCAAGTGTGAAACTCTATGATAACGATTAAAAACTACCTGGGAGTAAAGACGAGGGTGTACGTATCCCCAAACACCCAACTAACCACAGTACCCGGCATAGCATAGTACTAAGCCACGCTTGGGACAGATAAGATATGTTATGTAAACCAGCCTGATTTGATGCCCATTTCCGGGCCGTGTCCGTCTCGATCCGTGCGCATTCCAGACAGCATTCAATGGCAGCATACTACCTGAAATTATATAAATATCTTTTGCGGATCAGGGGAGACGGAAGCGGGAGAAGGTAGCTGCCCTCCTGTTTTGTTACGCTCGATACTATCAAATTGATATCATTGTGATATTGCCTGGCACAAATAGTAATATATCTTTTATGTATATTAAAGATGTATTTTTTCTTCAATATCTTTTCTTATAGTCTTATTCTTCAGAAGAAGAAGAGAAGAAAAGAATAAGACATAAGACAGAAGAGAAGAATATAAGACACGGCCTCATTCCTTATTTCCAGCCGAAAGTTATTCCAGGCCCCGTATGATTGTACCATGCTTTTTTAGTGATCTTCCCCGCCTGCATTTTAAAATAAATCTTTTTTTTGTTTGCTTGTTTTGTTGACAGAATAACAAATCTATTACATATCTTATATGTTGACAAATTAAAACAATGGAGGACTTAAATGACAAAAAAACAAAATTCTTATTTTGGCAGTGATGGTAAATTGTTGGTATTGAAAACATGGATATATAAGGATAAGTCGTATTCTGCCCGGCGCGGAACGGATGATTGCATAGGAATAGTTAGCGATGAAAACTATTATGCTTGTGGAAATTCTGGTATTGACTATTGCTATGACGAAAAAGACATCGACAATTTATTTTTAAAAATGATGGATGGTAGATAGTATAGCTCCCGCCGCACATAGGGCGGGGCTAATGGAGGATTTAAAAATGGATAACGGAAGCATTTTTAAGTTGGGATTGAGGGATCAGTTCATTACCGTTTACAAAAAACAAGTTGCTGAGAACGTCGCCATGTTGGAACTTGAACCTGACGACATGCGGCGCGTCTATAAGTTCATGGTTGACAACTGGTTGAATCCCGGCGATGCCGAAATGGTAGCCGGTGAAATGAACCTGATTTAATCCGCTCCATGATCCCCGGCAATGGCTATCCGTTGCCGGTATTGATGAAACGGATCGCCAGATGAACGAATCGCGGCGATATGGAGGATTTATTTATGAAAAAAGAAAACAAGTGTTTGCTAAAAAAAAGAAAAAGTCGCGCCTTCGGGAAGGATGTTTTTCTTTTGGGGGAAAATGAAGAAGGTCAATATCTTTGGCTTGAATCCCCAAAATGGGATTGCGATTGGTATTGGGGTTTTGGCTATATTGAGATATACAACAGGGGGCGGCATATAAACCCGGAAAACGCCACAGACACTATATCCCATAGCCATTTCAGCGGATTGGTTGGAGAACAAGAAAAATACGACATAGAAAAACGCGCCTTTGTCAAGGGAGAATATATCCGCAATGTTTACGATTCTCCCGAATTGGAAAAAACGGTTTTCGATATCGAAACGGGTTGGAAGTTGTCAGAATTATTCAGGCAATTTTATTTATTGCGTGAAATGTCGGACTTTTGCCATAAAGAAAAGCCAGGATGCCACATAATGGATTCTCCGGTAGATCATGGCAATATGGGCGACTGGTATTACAAAATCAATAATGAAATGATCCCCCGCATAACTGCCGAGATAATCCGCATTTTATCGCCAGAGGTAAAATAGCCCATGCAATCCGACAACTATACCCTTGACGAAATGCTGTCTTATGCTTTTCCTGATGAAAAAGAAAGGCCTAAGCTGATTGTTCACGAAATGAACACTTTAGACATGGCGAAGCGGATTAAGCAGCTTGTCTCATTGCTTGATATGAAAAATATCGAAATTAATCTGCTGCGCCGTGACGTTTCTAGGCTTCGCGCCGTTATTAGAAAACGGGCGAATTTGAATTAAAGGAGGAAAAAATGAAATTTGACAAACATGGTAACGGAAATGGCTATGATGATCTTTACATTCTACCAGAAAATGATGAGGAAAACAAGGCCGTCATTTCGTTTCTCACCAAGGGAAAATTTTACTTTGAAAGATCATTTTCCAATATTCCCGGAAACGATTGGTTCGGAAAGTCTTTTATAGACGTTCCATTTTGCGAATATCTAAAAATGGAAATAATACAAAGCGTCGGCAGTTTGAAACAATAGCCTACGTTTTGCATTTTGGTGGAAAGAAATTTTTAATAAAAAGGAGAATTAAAACATGGAAAGCAAAAACAAGTTTACGCCGGGGCCGTGGAGCATTAATAACAATATTGGAAGAAAGGGGGAAATTGGCATACTTGCCGATAGCGCCCCATGTATAATCGCCATCATGGGCAATCAAAAGGAATGGCCCACGGAGGCATACAAAAATGCCCGCCTAATCGCCGCCGCGCCGAGAATGTATGGCGCTCTTGAAATGATAGAAAGGGACATAGATACGGCCCTTCTATATAAAAGAATTTCCAAGAAAACAGCTGAGGACATTTTGGAAACTATATCGGAGGTAATGGCGGAAATAAAAGAATAGCCTTTTTCCTTTTGCTGGCAATGGCCTACTGTTGCCAGCAGCAGCGAAATGCTGAGGAGGTAACTATGGAAAAAGAAAGGTCAATGACTTTGCAAGAAAGAAAGGCGGCGCTGTTTGGGGAAATATGCGCCCGTCTTGATAGAAAATGTAATGATTGTATGTTGGGGGATTCAATGGGCTACGAATTATGCAAGGATTGGCTTAAATGCTCAATTCCCGATGATTGGCAAACCGCCATTTTATCCCTGGACGATCCGGCTAACTGGCCGCATATTTTCGGCGAGTAAAAAGAAAGGAGGAAATATGAAAAAAGAATTTAAGTATGGTTTGTTTTGTTATTTTGAAAATGGCAAAGACACGGAACACCTTGATGGTTGGGATGAGTTTGGCAACAATAAAAAGGAAATGATAAAACTTGCCAATGATGTTGGCCGACTTGAATGTTGGCATGATGATTGGTCCGAGTCTGCCGAAATTACTATTGAAATATGGGAAAATGATTATAGCGGTATGTGGGGAAATTCAGGTGAGCCGATTTATAGAAAAACATTTATGGCCGGAAAATAACCCATGCAAAAAGAAAGTTTGCTTTGCTGGCTCGAGGATGTCCTGGCCGGTTTAATCGTGGCGGCGTGTATTTTGTTGCTGATGATGGTTTAAAAAGGAGGATATAACTATGTCAACAATTCATATTAAAGGTAAAAACGATCCAAGATTGCCGTTATTTAGTTTTTTGGCTGCGGCCGCTATGGATAAAAAAGAAAAGCATAATCTGCATTATCTGTTTTATGAGGCAAAAAGAAAGCGCCTTTGGGCCACGGACGGACACCGGGCGCATATTGCTTTTATTGACATGGGCGAAGAAAACAGAGTTTTTGATGTAGTAACGAAAAAGAAAGGCGAAATACTGCTTGACGAAATGACGGGGAACGATATTCCGCAAGCGCCTAATATCTCCATCATTCTATCAAATATCCGTGTAATAGCAAGGCAAGCGGTTTCCATAAGCAACAAAACTCCAGAGCTTGCCTATGTCAACCTTATGCGCCTATGGCAAAAGGCGATCATACGGCAATACTTTTTTGATGATCTGGCGCTTTTCTCTAATACCTGGACGGCGCTTATTCAAGATGGTGAAGAAAGCGCCATAGCATTTAAAAGCGAAAAGTGCCTGGCCGTGATAATGCCGATTAATGTTTAGCAAAAAGAAAGATTCATGTTGAAAAAAACACGAATCTATCGCATAATAAGTACATGAGGAAAAAGAAAGGAGGCAACAATGTGTAAAGCATTTTCGGCTATTGTAAAGAAGAACGGTGATGTATTGTGGAAATTCGGCATGGATTCTCATTCCGACATTTTGAAACATTTTAATATCCCAGACAATGAGGATGAAAAAGAAAGGCTTGAATTTGCCAGGATCGAAATATCTCCGGCAAACAATAACTATCTTAAACCAGACAAATGGCAATTCAAACTCGATGAAAGCATAACCCCGGCCTGGTGGACAAAATCATATCAAGTATTTTCGGAAACCGAACACAAAAAATGGCTGAAACAATTTCATAAAATAATTATTAACAAAGAGATTGTAATTCCATTTAATATCGTGCCGCCCAAAAAAGTTTTAAAAAAACATATTGCTCTGTTAAAAGAATGGGGCAGCGTTTTGGACAGCGTTGGGGACAGCGTTTGGGACAGCGTTAGGGACAGCGTTGGGGACAGCGTTGGGGAAAGCGTTTGGGACAGCGTTAGGGACAGCGTTAGGGACAGCGTGTGGGACAGCGTGTGGGCCAGCGTTAGGGACAGCGTTGGGGACAGCGTGTGGGACAGAGTGTGGGCCAGCGTGTGGGCCAGCGCGTGGGCCAGCGCGTGGGCCTATGCCGGATCATTTTTTAATCTTCCCAGAGATTCTTGGGAATACACCGAAAAAATTGATACAAAAAAATATCCATTCCAGCCGTTAGTTAATTTATGGGAAATGGGAATTGTGCCATCATTTGATGACACTACTTGGCGGCTTCATGCCGGAAAAGATGCCAAGATAATTTTTGAAATATCGCAGAAAGACCTAAAAGGTAAGGAGTTGAAATAATGAGTAATGAAGAATTAAGAAAATCGGCGATTACTGGATTGAGGAAATGCCAAGAAAGCAGAGATCAAGAAATGGCCCACTTGGATGCGGACGAAATTTTATGTAAACTATTGGAAGACCTTGGGTTTGATTACGATATTTAAAAAAGGAGAGATAAGAATGAGCGAAAGTTTAGTAAAAACAAACAATGTTCTGGCGGTGTGGGAAAATCTGAATGATGTCCGGGCGCAATTTGGCCCGACATTGACAGATAAAGAATTTGCTTTTTTCGTAACCCTTGGAAAGAGTTTTGGTGCGAATCCGTTTTTGAGGGAGATTTGGGCGGTAAAGTATGATGCAAAATCTCCGGCCAGCATATTTCTTGGACGGGATATGTACAGGAAAAAGGCCCAGGAAATCCCAGAATATAACGGGCATTTAGCGGAGGCCATATACGAAAAAGACAATTTCTCTGTTGAAAACGGAATCCCCAAGCACTCCTATTCTAGTTTCGGAAACCGTGGGAAATTGCTTGGGGCTTATTATTTAGGGTGGAGCAAAAAGGCAGAACACCCGTTTTACGTTTCTGTTCGCTTTGAAGAATACAACCAGGGATTTGCCCTTTGGAAAAGCAAGCCGGAAACGCAAATAAAGAAAGTTGCCGAGGCGCAGGGATTAAGAGGTCAGTATCAGGGTGTTTATAAGGGAACTTATGACGAAAGCGAACAATGGGCCGTTGAAAACAAAGTTAATCCCAAAGCCAATGTCATACCGCCTCCGGCCACCCAGGCCAAGGTGGAGCCGATGCCCGATGAACCGAAATACCATCCCACCGAAAAAGAAATCGAGGAAATTCACGAAGAAGAAAGACAGCAGGCGGAACCAACCGAGCCGCCATCAGAAAGCAATATGCTGAATTTTGACGAGAATAGCATTGACGGCCTGAGGAATAAGATCAGGGACGAGGCCGCGTCGGCTTTCCCCAATCCCCCGTCTTTTTCTCTATGGCTGAAAACATTGACATCCAATGAGGAAAAGGGGTTCCGTGGCATTGAATCCGTTGACCAGAGCAAGTCAATTCCTCAGTTGCGTTTCATTCTCGGCTCACTCAGAAAGAAAGTTGCGGACAGCGGAAAATAGCATGGCACTTGAATTTAACGAAGAAAAGCACGAATACAAATGGGATGGACGTTTGGTTCCTGGGGTTAGCAATATTATTGCTCCGCTTAGAGATTTCAGCGGCATACCGCAACTAACCCTTGAAATCAAGCGAGAATGGGGCAAGGCGGTGCATTTATACACGGCCATGTATGATGATGGAACTTTAGACAAAGATCGCTCTAAATGGGACGAGCGCATGATTCCGGTGGTTGACTCATGGTGCAGGTTTAAAGAGCAGTTTATGCTGGACGATAAGAATATCGCCATCGAGCAAAAACTGTATTCCAGCGTTTTCCGCTATGCCGGGACACCAGATCGCATTTACAAAAGCCAAAATATCATTGTGGACATTAAAACGGCGGCTAATCCGCAACCTGCCAGCGGCGTTCAGTTGGCCGCATATTCCCGTTTGGCAGAGGAAAACGGCTTGGTTTACGATGACGGCAGATGCAGATTGATCGAGGTATGCTTGGCCGATGACGGAACATTTAAAACCAAACAATACGAATTTAAGGAAAACTGGAATATCTTTATGTGCTGCTATTCCATTTACGGATTTACGCATGGAGGCAAGTAATGTCTGACGAAACTGCAATCGTTCAAGAATATGCAGAAAAGGCAGATGCCCTTGTCCATCGTTCACAATCTCTGGTCATACACAACCAGGAAGAGAGAGAATTGGTGGCTACCGTGGCTCTGGAGGCGAGATTTATAGACGATGAGGCAGAAGTTAGGGAGAAAGAAATAACTAAACCCCTAAACGAAGCCCTAAAGAAAGTCAGGGAATTATTTAAGGACGGCGTAAGGACTAAATGCTCCACGGCCCA